GGCTTCCCTCGCTGTAACCCCACCGGGCCACATGCGAATGTCCTCATTCAAAGCTTTCGCGAGTGCCGGGTCAACCCGTGATACCCAAGCTGCCGTAGGAATGTATACGTCTTCCCCAGTAAGCCGAGCAGCTTCCAGCTTATCAGCAATACCATCCACCCAACCGAGAAGACCATCATTAGGCTCAGGTATACGATCCCTATAAAGCTCAGCAATACGATCGCCTGCAATTCCAATGGTAGAGTTTCCATAGTGTTGCCCCGCGAATTGTTGAAACATCTCGGGCGATCGTTCGCGTGTTGCAGATTGTGCGGCAATTGCGAGATCGTTTTCGAGTGAGGTTAGTGCTTCGACGTTGGCATCGGCTTTGAGCTTGTCGAGATGGGGGTGGATACCCTTCGGTGGCTCCATCCCATTCGACACCCAAGGCTCAGCTTTGATCGCTGCCCCAATTTCCGGGTTCTTCATAGCCTTCGCAAGCTGAGCGCCTTTGAATTGCCTTACGCCCGCAGCGGATATACCGGCAGCTATCGGCGGTTGGTTGAACTTCATCTCCACGATAGCTTTAATAGCCTTACCAAAGCCCTTGGAACCGTAGCGGTCGATGCTGTTTGGGAGAGAGTCGCCAATGGTCTGTTCGTACAGGCTCTCGGCCATGGTTCCGACACCCTCGATAACGCCTTTCATGACTGCGCCTAGGGATTTGATACCGATCTGGCCTGAGAGGTACATGAGGCGATAGAGAGCGCCGGAGGCAGAACCCGGTGTTGCCATCAGATCGTCGATGGGCTTGTAGCCGATCGCGGAGGAAAGCGGACCACCCCAACCTTCTTGAAGTCCTTCGACCGCAGCTTCTGTCGCAGCTGTCGTAGCCCTGGCAACAATCAACAACGGATTGTATTTGCCCATTGTTTTTTGGGCAGATTGCGAGAACTCATCGAGATTGCCGTAGTCATCATTCGATACAATCGAGGCCATTGGTGAGCCTTGGATGTATTGATTGATATAGGAATTCCCACGGATGATGTTGGTTGCAGTCTGGAGGCGGACTACGTTATCAAATTCCGGATCATTGTAGATCGCAGCTGGCGGCAGGCCGGTAGCTTGGGCAAGTTGGATCGCACGAACGCCTGTGGCCGGGTTCTCGGTCAGGTTCGATGCAGCGATTTCAGGGCCTGCGTTCTCTACATCCCGAATCGCTTGGGTGTAATCGTAGTCATCACCCTCGGGCTCTACCGGATCGATTTGGTTTAGGTTTTCCATCACTGTGCCCTGTCTGGAACTTTTGGCTTACTTCCGTAGAGACTTTGATAGTATTGATTCGAAAGCCTGCGCGCATAAATCCTGCGAATCTCTTCATCAGTCGGATCGGTATTAGGTTTATCCTTCTTATACATCTGAATAATGGTTTCGCGGTCACGATCCGGGACTGGAGCTTTAAAGGTCGGAGCTTTACCACTCCAACCAATCCAATTCTTATAGGCTTTATCACGTATAATAACCTGCGCCGCCTCTTGGTATTCCTTCGTTGTAAGCGGCCGCTTGAGTTCTGCCATACGATCTTCAATAATCCCGGCAAGCTGGCCACGAAACGATGCAAGGCCTTCCTTGTCGTCAGCTTGTGTAATTTTAAGGGCATTTAATTGCGGTGCAATTGCTCGCATTGCGGCATTTATGTTGGGAGCTTTGATCGCATCACGCATCAGCTTGGCTTGCATGCGCAATAAAGTATCTCGCTGTGCAGCAGGCATTTCCAGCGCACCAATATTCAACGAAAGCAATTCATCCCGTTGATCTTGTGTAATATTCGGATCAAGCATAGTTCCGTAGATACCCTGAAATTTAAGCTGGTTCTCGGGAGTTTTAGCATACCCACCACCAGCATTTGCTTCGAGTGTTCGCATATACGCTTTCTTCGTGGTCTCAGGCATAGCATCCCAAGCGGCCCGGCGTTCGGGTGTGTCTAGGAGTTCTTCTTCCGAAGAGATAAGCTTGCCGCCGGGACCACGTTCGTTGAGGCGAGCCGTTATGATTTGAGTAGCCCGAATGGTTTCATTTCGTTCTTGTTGTTGCTGGCGGGTTTTACGGAGTTGAATTTGTTGTGAAGTCCGGTCCGCAAGTTCCGGATCAGGATCAATCGCACTGACACGCTGACGACCTACCTCATCAAGTTCCGACCGAGTAGCTTTAGCAGCAAGTCGTTTGTTAAGTGCAATCAAATCAGCAGGTGTTGAATTCACCTTGCCTGGATTCTGCTTCCGCCATTCTTCATAAGCTGCATTGAAAGAACCTTTCTCCGTTTGGATAGGATTAAAGGTTGCTTTGAACAAATCATCTTGTGCCTTGGGATTCGCAAGGAATTCATCCTTGGTCATCACAGGCATGTTAGCCCGCCGAAGCAACTGCCCAAGATTCTGCTCAGCAACACCATACTTCCCGAGCAAAGGATTGTTTTCTGTCTTGCCGGGTTCGACTGATTGATAACTCCGATCAGTACCAATGGCTTCGGCAGCTTGTGTGGGCGAAGCAATACGCCCACCAATTGCTAAGTTCTCACCCGATACAGTAGCCCTTGCAACATCCGCAGCTGTACGTGCGTTGAGCTTCTTCCGAACAAAGGTATCGGCCTGCGCTATATGATCCCCTACAAGCCGACCTTTCTTCTTCTCCTCATCAATAAACTGACGGGCCGCAACCGGATCAGACTCTGCTAAAGCCTTCGCACGCTTGAGAGCCAACTCTGAGTTAGTCTGTTGAATCGCAAGCTGAGTTACCTCTGGCGGCTTGCCGAGAGAATTAGCATTTATCTCCTGTTCATTACTCCGCAGACCAGCTTCGTAATTCTCTCGGCTCTGTGGGTTAGACATAACCGCGACTTGGTTTGCCACTACACGAGCATTCGACGCAGCTTGGATGAACTGGCGATTTTGTGTCGCAGCGTGATCTGCCGCAGACATAACCGTACGTGCTTGTTGAAGACGTGTTTCGTTGTCGAAGGCTCGTTGTGCGTAAGGAGAAGTCAGCGCCTCCCTCTGCTTTGCTCGAAGTGCATTCAACTCTTCAGTGAACTTTGGTTGAGCCGCAACAGCCGCATCACCCTGCAAGGTCTTATACTGAGCCCACTTCTCCCCAAGCTGCGTCATGAAGTCCGCAGTTGCAGCGGTTGCTTTGGCTTGTTCGTTGAGGGTCTGCATCGCCACAGCGCGGTCGTAGAGTTCGCTGCCAACGTTGGAGAAAGTATTGCCAAGACCCTTGACTGCATCCGCAACATTACCACCAAATGCAGCAAGCGGTGCATCCACACGGACATACGACTGTGGGCGAGATGATTCGTCGCTGACAGTGAGTTCAGGACGATAGGGAACTTGCGATGCCATTGCTTAATCCCCCAATTTCGATTTCATCTCAGTATCCAAGCCAACCTGCTTACCCTGTAACCACTTATTCGCAACCGATCCCGCAGTGCCGACAATGGAACCAGCTGCACCGATCACACCGGAGATCATTGCATTCTTTCCGGCTTGCCTTTTCAACGAGGCTTCCTGTTCGTAGCCCCAAGCTTGTACGTTGTAATCGTAAGCCACCTTCGCAGCATTCTGGCGGATTTGTGACATATCAGTTTTGGCAAGTGCCTGCTGCGAATCCTGAACCTGCTTGTTCGATCCAGAGGTGATATCAAGTCCACCAGATGCCTGAGCCGTTTTAATCGCACCAAGCTGCTGTCCGGCTTTGATACCATACTTCTCAGATTCCTTATCACCTTTTTGATAAGCAAACCGGGAATTCTGTCGGGCAATTCCGGCATTGATCTCGGCGATCCCAGCTTGGTAGTTGTACATCTGCATTTCAGATGCACCTTTGAATAGGTTACCACCTACCCCGAGAACACCACCGGCGATTGTTGAACCCAGACCCGTAAGACCAATTGCTGCGGCTGACATCAGACTCTCCGAATTGAGAATGGGTGTGCGCTACGACGGGGCGGAGAGAATTCTGCACCAAGCCAACGAAGCCAGATCATGGCCTTGGTTGTGAAGCAATACCCAACGATTTCGGAGTATTGATCGAGCATAGTGTTGATCACGGATTTGGACGTTCGAGCGAAGATGGTTTTATGGTCGTCGACCATCGGTGTGGAGTAGACCCAGAGGTGGGCTGTATCGGATAGGACAGTCTGCGGAACAAATCCAAACACGGCGAGTAATTCATCGCCATACATCCCTGCGAGAAGTGGTTGGGAATATTTCGCCACAGACTCCATCGCTGTCATTTCATCATCACTTACAGTGACACCTTTTGCAGAAGAAATCAACTGTTTCATTTGGTCTTGTGTGATGTTGTATATCTCTAACTTCATCGATCATCCCCTACAGTGTAACTCGGGAATACACCGAGAATTGTTGCGGGATAGGGCTTGGATTGTTCAATGCAGTATTGACCCGGCACAGAGTAAGCTGGAGACATGTATGTACGTGCATCGCCTGTAAACAACCCTGTGATAAGTTGATCCTTCTGGCCAGTAAGCATAGAGTTTACCTCGCCGAGGATCAGGTCTTTCATCGGGGTCAGATTGTCGAAATCGTTGCCGATATCAAGGCCGAGAGTATCCGCAACTCGCACATCGACATGATTGATCTTTTTGACCTTGCCTTGGATTGTCGGTTCGCCGATATCCAGAGCCAAGGTTTTTAACCTGCATCTGATGGCTTCACCGATGATTACTTTGCTCGCGGAGGTAGCTAGTGTGAAGTTACCATCTGCAGGCATTACGAATGTGGGGATAAGAACACCATCAGCGAGGCCAGTGCATGTTTGCCCTGCAAGATGCTGTCCACCTGTAAATGTGGTTGTCGCAGCGCCTTCGTACTTAAGGCCACAGTCAACACACCATGCATCTTCCAGTCCGTTAGGGAAAATCCTTGGGGCGAATCGTTCGATGTATTTAACAGTGTTGCCATTGATTTCACGCTCGACCACAACGTAAACCGCATCAGTTGCACCGATGGCATCATCTGTTTCGGTGACAGTCGTTACGGATTTGAAATTGCCATTGGTGTGGTGGTGAGTCCAACCTACGAATTCCTGTTCCTTGAGGAACGTTAAAGTTAACATAACACCGTCATTGCGAACAGCCCATACCATATAGAACGGATGCTCTGCCCATCCCCATTCAACAACCTCAAATCCAAAGAATAGATGTGAGGAGATGATTGAGATATCTGTGCCGGTGAATACGTTGTAGTAAATGTTATAGGCAAGATCACGTACGCCAGCACCCTTGGACTGAACGTAGAGAATGTCATAGTTAGCAACAATCGGCGGTACGTCATTTGCACCGATAAATGACTGAGCATTCGCAACAATTGCCGAAGGTGTGACCGCCGCTCCAGATTGTCCGCCGTTGATAAGCCACGAAGCTTTGTCCGTGAGGATGAGCATACCGGCTGTCGATGAGACAATTGATTTGATGGTGTTCAGAACTCCGGAAACAATTGTTCCGGAGATTGAATCGTCTGGGCGCACCGGCAGCGAGATATCAAAGTTGTAATACGAATCGCTGCCCGGTCTCGACATGTAGAAGCTCTGTGGCGCTCCCGGAGGTGCCGCAAGAACCAGTCGCTGCTGAAAGAAGCTCGGTACAGTTGGATTGCCCGAACCAGCCTCGGTTAAAGATGCTGTCGCTGTCGCTGCACCAGAAGAGAATGTGACTGTCGGTGGCGCAGAGTATCCACCACCTTGTACGGTAATGATAACACCCGTAACGCCATAGGTTACATTGATCGACGAGCCAATGCCAACACCATCGGTGCTGAGTTGTCCGATGGGATCCGCTGGTGTCGATCCTGAGGTTATCGCACCGGGGCTATAGACGGTGTAACCGGTGATATCACCACTACCACCAATCGTTGTGACTTGTAGGATGATGCCATTGGCAAATGTCACACGTTCGCCGACAACGAAACCTGTTCCGCCGAAACTAAGCGTGGGAAGGCCTACAGCACCAAGCTGAACAATTCCCTGTGCCGCAATCACAGACGACCCAACGAATGTCATAGTCGGTACAGTGGTATAAGTTCCAGCCGCTGTAATTGTCACGGTGTCTATACCAGCACCGATGAATGGATTCTGCGACACAGGCGGGGTTTGTGTATAGTCAGGGCCTATGTTAGAATCGATAAACGTCACAGCCTTGACTGTACCTACAAATCCGTATTGCACGCCAATCGGGACCGGACCGATGTATGACACACTGGATTTGTAAATGTTATACGCAACTGCGCCTGTAACAGCACCCCAACTGACTTGGTTAGTGCCATTGACAACACGAATATCTTGTTTGCTTAGTAAGCTCCCGGGCGCTGACATAGCGGATTCTTGTCCGTTTTTGTCAATTGATGTAATGCCGTAAGAGTAGTTGATAGTACCGGCTGCCAATGATGTTGACACAGACGGCGCACCCGGAGCATTGATGGTAGCCCCTATGACAACAGGCGTGATGGTCCAGCTGTTGGCGGATATAATTGAGAGTTCATAAGGCTCGTGATTAGGATGGCAGATAATCATCTGATCGATTGCTTGGGTAAATTTGAGCAAGCGAAGATCATCAGCCGATGTATATGGCGAAGCGAGTGTGTAGACTTTCGCTGCTGTGCCACCTGAGACGTAAGCTGCGTAACCTGTTGCGTCGATAGGATTGCCATTTACATCAGCGAGTGTTACATCGTCGCCTGCAACAGATGTTACTTGGAAAAACCGCCCGTTTAGCTCGGTCATGCCAACGATACTGTCGATGAATACCCAATCATCCGTAGCAAAGTCATTGCCTACGACTGTTATAACGCATGGATCGGCTTGCGTAGCCGCAGACACAGCGAATGAATCTTCTAAGATCAGCGATCCGTTGTAGATGAACCGAATGTATTCGTCACCGAACTCAAGCACATAGCCAACACCAAAGCTTACCTGAAAGGTGATGACACGAACTTCGGTGTCTGATTTATAAGCCTGTGCAATGTATTGCGTGCCCGGGCGCGAAGATGCACCTCCGCGATAATCCACAAAGAAGTTTTCAAGGAGCGCTGCGCCAGATTTATACTTGGCTTGATCTACACGTGCGTTTAGGGTCGGTGCCCACTCGCCTGCGTTGAATGAAGCTTGTACAGATATATCGCTCATAGCTCACCCAAATGCAGGCCACAGCCCGCCCCAGTCGAATCCGGCGAACGGACCTGAGAATGTGTTACCGGCTGAGAACCCACGAATGCGAATCCAATCAGGCGTCACATCGTTGATTGTGAGTCCCTCGCCAGCATCCGAAACCCTAGCTTCCTCGATCAAGCGATTCGCCATGTCAATTGCCATACCGGCAAGTTTCTTATCGCCGGATAGAGGCTGACAAAGTGTGGCTCCAAGAATGCGGACATAAGCTTCTTGGAATGCATCGTCGAATAGGTTAGGATCGGTTACGTTCTTGACGTAGACCATAATGGCATTGGCTTGGTTGGTGAGAATGACTCGCTGCGCTTGAGATGCACCTTGCGTTAGGTTGAAGGTCGCACCTGCACCTGCACCATCAGTCGATCCCTGCGCCACTGGATTGGTTTGTATGGAGAAATAGCTGCCACCAAGTTCAGGGTCTGAGTCAATAACTTGGCTCACGACTGAGACGGTTGCAACAGCTGATCCAGAAAGCGTTTCAACAACAAGCTTCGCAGGCGCACCGATCGGTGCCTCATCTGTTGGGCCTGTTTCGAGAATGATAGTATCGCCAACAGCATAGCCAGTTCCGCCAGCGACTACAGCCGCAGCAGTTACAGGCCTGAATTGATCCGTTTGGACAGCGTACCGAACCGGCTCACCTGCCCAAACTGCCGGAGAGAATCCTGTAGCTACAGGAGAAATCGGAACCGCCCCCGCATAACCTGTTTGGTTACCGGGGATGATAAAGCATGATACAATGCAATCGGCGGGATATTGGTATTCGTAAGTCCAAGGCGGCGTAGGTAAACCACGCTGCCATTGGGTACCGGGTGTGGACAGGTTCTCGGGTGTGCCCGGAACAGACGTAATGTAGACCAAGTTATCCGTGGTCATACCACAGCCCCAAGGAGCCATTCGGAGGAGTTGTTTGCGAATTGAGTGAAGTACCTTATTCGCTTCCTTCGCCTCGTTTGTGGTATTGTTCGCAAGTTCAGTGGCATTGACCACAGAGCGGGTGCCAACGACTTGCAATGCACGGTTCACAAGGTCTACATACGTTGTCATGGCAGTACCTTAGATTTTGCGTGCGGAAGAAATTTCTTCCTCTTCCTCTTCCTCTTCCGGAAGATTCACAAGGTCTACGGTAAGGGTTACAAGACCTGCACGCGCCGAGGCCACCAGAAGCTTGGCCTCAGGAATGTCCTTGCCCTTGGCGATCACATCCATCATCAAGATCGCGCCGGACATGATTTCTTTAATATCTTCGCGCATTACACTCTCCGTTCAGGTGCGGCAGTAGCCTTGGCCATAAGTGCCGCGTTCTGCTCAACGATCTTGCCGAGAACATCGGTGAGCTTATCAAGCCCTTCGACCGTCGCAGGCTTAGCTTGTGCTTCTGCAAGCTTAATCTGCATCTGATCGATCATCGACTGGGAGTACGACTGCGTTGCATCAGTCGGCTTGTACTTCCACTTGTTTTCGAAGGTCTTCGACAAAGCCTTGGCTTCATCGTCGAGCGGGATCATATCAGGCGTTGGGTCACCGTAGAAGATATGGTCGTTGGGTTCGCCTTTTCCTTCGTGGCAGACCACAACCTCACCCTCTTCGTTGTCCTTATTTCCCCAACGATTCGT